ATTACTTTAGTGCAGACCTTACATTCAAAATCATAATAAGGCATTAGTCGCAATCCATTCCGTGGTCATCTATTGGAGTAGGTAGTGTGACCAACGAACCACAGTCTACACATTCGCCATCTAAAAAGTAAAAGCATATCTCGCCATTTTCAAACGCTACTATAGCCGTAAATAATTCTGAACCACATACGCAGATATCTCCTATTGGATTACCCCGCAAGTCCATTGCCCTGCTGTAATCTTTTTTAAATAAATCTTTTATCTCTTTAGGATTCTCTTGGCTCATTGTCTTCTTCTGCTTCGATGTTATCTATATCTACAAATGTACGCCAGCCACCTAAGTTTCTTACCAAAGAATTAATTGCACGTTCGACTCGCTTACGTGCACCATCTGCCGATGTATTTAACTCCTTGCCCAACTCATTCCACTCGCAATTGTCCGTTGAAAACCTCAGCCTTAAAATATTTTGTTTAGCCTCTGCCAACTGATTGAATGCTTTTTCTATATCTGACCGTAAAACTAGCCAATTATTTCCATCTGTAACTTCACCTTTACCTACCTTAAAGTTAAGGTCTTTTATTTTATTAGGTATCTCATAACTATTACCAATGATAGATGGTAAGAACGCTTCTATAACTGAAGGGTCGTAATAATATAAATCAAGTAAATCGTATCCTGACTTCTGGGATTTTTCTTTTTCGCAAAAAGTTATTGCTGCGTTGCGTAATGATTTAGCAATTAGTTTTTCTTTATCTTTTTCTGGTAACTTAGACCATTCTTTATATTTAACTGGATGGGTAACAAACCACATCCACAAAGTCTGTCTGATATCTTCTGCTTCAAGCATTGGATATCTTCTGTAATATTCGGAGGCAAGGGAGGATACAAGCAAATCATACTCTTGTACCCACGCCTCACTCACTGTTTAATCCGCACCTTCCCACTGTCCTCTTTGCACCAATAGTCCTATTATCGCATAGTTAGCCAGGTCTATAAGGGTATCTTCTATTGACTCATAGTTGGGCGTGTTGCCTTTATCTACTAGGTTATTTAGCCTGGCTAGTTTGTCATGCATCCTAACTCGTAGTCCATTCATAGCCCCGCCTGGAGCGTGGGCTATATTCAATGGGCCATAGTCTTGTTGTTTCTTTAACAAGATGGCTGTTAGTTCATTTGTAATTGTATCTATATCACCTGGATTCTTCATCAAGTATCTCCTTAATACTATTATCAAATTGTTCCATTGCTGATACTACTTGTATTTCATCTGTAAACTGTTTGCCTTCTCCTATACTACTAGCATATATAACTGTGCCTAATAGTGTAAGCATACGCATAGCACTCTCTGGTTCTTTTTCTATTGTTACATAAACATCTCGTAATGCATTAAGTATGTCAAGTCCTTGGCCATCTGATATGGCTAGGCCAACCATCTGTTTATTTTCTCCTACAAAATCCCAAAACTCTTCATCACTATCCCATGCATTTTCTAATTCGCTCATCTATCCACTCCTTTCCTTCTTGTACTATGATGCTATTTACATCATGTCCTTCTGGCATCTGCAATAAATTAACATTACCTAGTTCTCTACTTAATTTTTTACCAAACTCAAGACCTGCATTATCACCATCTGCTAATACAATTACTACTTCAAAATCATCTAGTATCTTTCCATAATATGGCTTCCAATTATTAACTCCAGGTATACCAATAGATGGATGACTAGTCTTGGCTGATAGTATTACTGTATCTAGTTCACCTTCAGTTACACATATATAGTTACCTGCGGTTAGTACTGCCTGTGCATTAAACATTGTAGTCTTAGCCCCAGGTACACCCATATATTTAGGTTCATCTGGATGGTTGTTAACACTTCTAAATCTAATATCAACAACACCTGATGGTGTTATATATGGAATTGCTAGTCTGCCTTTGTATGCTTCATGTCCTGGCAATGGTTCTTTAACTATCCCTAGATGAAATTTCTTTCCCTCTTCTACCGAGAGATGTCGGGTTGAAAGATACTCTTCTGCTAGATGAAGATGCTTTGCGTATTCCTCCGCTGCCTGGTAAAGATAAGTTCTCTGCGAACTTGAGAGCCTCACTATAACTACCTCCTTGTCTATATATTATTAAGTCGTATACATCACCTTTAACTTCACAACCAAAACATTTAAATCTATTCTCGTCATAATTAATGGCTGCTGATGCGTGTTTGTCGCCATGAAATGGACATCTCATCTTGCGCCAACCATGCCCCACGGCTGGCAGGGTGGCGCCTATATGCTCTAGATAGGCTGCAACATCATGTTTGTCCATCAATCTTCCTTATTAATTCTATCCATATTTTTGCTGGCATTGTTGCGTACCATTCACCTACATCTCCTTTACCTATTCGTTTGTGTAAAACTACACCTGTCCAAGCATTATCGTTTTTAATTTCTACTTCTAGTTCTAACTACATCTGCTTCTGCTTTGGAACCTTTTGCTTTGCGTGGATTACTCATCCCAACTCCTGTTGTTGTGGCATATAACGAATCATAACATCATCTAGATGCATAGACTCTGGGTTAAATGAAAGGGTTACATAGTTGTTGCCAGTTTGGTCAGCCTTACCATAACGATTCTTAACTGGGGCTACACATAAGAAGTTGTCATCTCCTTGTTTCATTTGCCCAATAGTTAATACCATCGCTGGTATCTGATTAACTAAACCTTGAATAGATGACCGTGATTGGCAAGGATATCCTTCAAATCCTTCCTTAGTGTGGTGCAATACAAGCACTGCAGCATTGGTATCTCTAGCCAAATACTTTAGTTCTTTCATAGCAGCACGCATACCTTGGAACTCTTCGTGTCCATCCATTGCTATATCCATTAGATTATCTACAACAATTAATGTAGGGCTTCTGCCCCATACTGTTTCAAATGCAGATACTTCTTCGTCTAAATCTTTAAGTGTAGGTGTGGATTCAAATGACCAGAACAAATGATTGTTTAATAATAGTATTTCGTTTGCTTTGTCTGGGTCTTTCTTTAATAAGTTCTCTGCCATTTGTTGACTCATATTACCTGCCATTGCAATTAAACGCATAGCCATAGTATGAGCATTTGTATCTGCACTAAAGTAAAGTGTTGGTAGTTTAGTCCTGGCTGCAATTGCTAATGCAACTGATGACTTGCCTGCACCTGGAGTGCCTGCAATAACTGTTACCTCTGCTCTGCGTAGAATAATTCCTGCTCTTTCAAAAGCCTGAAAAGCAGGGGGCAATGGTTCGCCCCCCACTTCTGCTTTCTTAATAGAGCGTCTAAGCGTCTTCATTTAACCTGCTCTGGAACGAATGTGTTCCATGCTGCATCTGTTGTTTTAAGATAAACATTTTTACATTTATCAAATGCACCCTTTGGTGCTGGGCAGAAATAACCACGATACATAGAACCGTCTTTACCTGTTCCTTGAATCGCTGTCATCTTTCCATGTGGACAATTGCGTCCACCAAGCGTAGTAGTAGAGTTATCTAATGGGCTGATACTAGCGCCTAGTGCTGATGCAACTTGTCCTACTGTCATTGGTGTAGGTATGGTGCCACGAATTGCTTTCTCAAGTTCCATTGTGGCTGATGTAATTGCATCTAATCCTTGTGCAACTAAGCCATCTAGTTCTGTTCCGTTTTCTGCACGGACTGTTACTAAACTACCTGCTGCTGTCTTGATTGTGATGCTGATTGGTGCTTCTGTGTGAGACACTATTTGTTCTCCTGTTCGAACGGATAGGCTAGACCTTTTTGGTCTCGCCATTGTCTTGCTTTCATAGCGAATTGTAAACCTTTAAAGCCTTCTTTAATATCTATCCACACTAGTTTGCACGTGCCACTACCTGCGGGTAAATGAATAATGATTGCTTTGTTCTTGTTTACTTCTCCCCATGTGCCACGGGTTGCCGTAGCCGCATCATACGGCAAGCCGTTGGCGTATATAGCCAACTGTATTGAGATATTATTTGGATGGTCTATTCGACCTGTCTTAATATCTGCAATAAATAACTCACCGTTATACTCAACAACTCTGTCTGGTGTGCCAGCAATTTTGTATTTATCTAGCACACTAAACTGTTCAATGAACTTGTTGTTAAGAATCTTAGTTGCTTGTTCATAAGCCTTGATGTCTGGTATATATTCAGGTGGTATTATACCTAAAGTTAAACCTAAATCTAATCGTTCAGCAAATGAATGTATGGCTGTGCCTATGTTTGCTGCTTTGTTTGCACCTGCTACTTGCATAGCATCTTCAATCAAAGAGTTAACTGCCATCTTATCTTCCTGTGCTGCACTGATAGATAACAATATGTCTGGTCGTGTAGTTAAACCTATTGCTGCCATCCGCATTTTCCAGGCGACTAATGCTGACGCATCATCTAATGAGTTAGCAATTGTAGTTGCTCTTGTATAGGCAATTGCTTTACCACCTTTCGGTGGAACTATTAATGGCCTGCCGTATCTATCTCTATCTATTTCTACCTTTGCCATGTTCTCCTTTATGAGTCAGCCCTGAGAAAGGAGATAGCCGAAACCAGGGCTGCTCAAGATTAGTATATCACATATTAAGATTCAGGATGGACACCATTAACTTCAATGTCGTCTACCCATAGGTCACCATCTTCAGTGAAGTTAACATCAATACTATCCTTGATGATATCTTCTACTGCTTCTTGGTTGGCTGCTTCTATACCTGTAATTGTGGCTGTGATAGTAACTGTGGCTGACCATGACTTAGTTAGTTGTTCACTACCTATGCTAGTAAGTAGGTCATTAACATCACCTACTTCACATAGAATTTCTGATTCGTCTGGTTCATATCTAGCCTGAAAGAATTCTTTTACATCAAACTGAGTGCTCTTTAATTTGCGCTCAACTTGTAGTAATTCTGTTTTGATATTC